ATGTGTGGACGTTTTGCACAAGCCCAAACCCGTGAAGAATATCTGGCTTACCTGGCCGATGAAGGCGATCGCGACATTGCATATGACCCGGAACCAATTGGCCGGTACAACGTGGCGCCCGGCACCAAAGTGCTGCTGCTGAGCGAACGCGATGAGCAGTTACATCTCGATCCGGTGTTCTGGGGCTACGCGCCCGGGTGGTGGGATAAAGCACCCCTGATAAACGCGCGCGTCGAAACCGCAGCCACCAGCAGAATGTTTAAGTCTCTCTGGCAGCATGGTCGGGCGATCTGTTTTGCGGATGGATGGTTCGAATGGAAGAAAGAAGGCGACAAGAAACAACCCTACTTCATTCACCGTGCCGACGGCCAGCCCATATTCATGGCGGCGATCGGCAGCACGCCGTTCGAGCGCGGTGATGAAGCGGAAGGATTTCTGATAGTGACGTCAGCCGCAGATAAAGGCCTGGTCGATATTCATGACCGTCGGCCACTGGTTCTGTCGCCGGAAGCGGCGCGCGAGTGGATGCGCCAGGACGTAGGCGGGAATGAAGCGGAAGAGATAATAGCCGACGGGACAGTGCCCGCCGACAAGTTTATATGGCATGCCGTTTCGCGCGCCGTGGGCAATGTGAAGAACCAGGGGCCGGATCTGGTCGAGCCGCTTTCTTGAGACTGGTAATCATATCGGCAATCCGTCGTCTATTGCGCGGTTGATGAAGAACGTCACTCGGCCAAGAACTTCGACCTCTTGCAGTGCGTTTCCTTCTATTGCCTCTCCATCATCTGTAATGAGCGACTTTCCCATCAACTTGGCAAACTGCGTATGACCATCGCAAAGTATAAGCAGCACATCCCCGGGCGCGCACTTGGCTGCTGGCTCAATGACTGCAAATCCTGAATCAGTTTCAAGCACCCTACTTTCTGCGCCGATGTTGCAAATCACCTCGGGTGAAAGTTGGCGCTCGACATAATCGCTTGCAGGTGATGCAAACCCCATTACTGGACCCTCCCCATATTACGCAGGATCCAGTACCTGTTATCGCTACCGTCTGTCGTCTTGTCAGCAAAGTCTTTTTGGTATCGCTCTATCCAGGCATTCGCTTCTTCGCGCGTGTAGTGCCAGTTGAACTGCCGCAATTTCTCTATGAATGCGTCTGTGCTCAGGTAACGATACCCCTTGGGGTTTAACTCTATGGCCGCAACAAACGCGGCATGAATGTCTGCTGTGCGTGGCATAATCACCTCACAAAATAACTGTATGCATATACAGTATCGTCAAATATGAGGGTCGATCAAGTTTCACAGTGGTGCTAAACTTCAGACCTTTCCGAATTGACTGATTTATATAATGTTAAAGCTCTTTGCTAAGTACACATCTATAGGTGTTATCAACACGCTCATTCATTGGGTTGTGTTCGCCGTTTGCATCTACGCATTCCATACAGGTCAGGCACTTGGCAACTTCGCAGGATTCGTCGTGGCAGTGTCATTCAGTTTCTTTGCAAACGCCAGGTTCACGTTTAAGTCCTCGACTACCACTCTACGCTACATGCTCTACGTAGGATTCATGGGCTCACTTAGCGCGATTGTTGGATGGTGCGCTGATAAGTCTGGCATGGCTCCTATCATCACGTTAATTGTGTTCTCCGCCATCAGTCTGGTGTGCGGATTTATCTATTCAAAGTTCATTGTCTTTAGGGATGCGAAATGAAAATTTCTCTGGTCGTTCCGGTATTTAATGAAGAAGATGCTATTCCAATCTTCTACAAAACCGTGCGGGAGTTTGAAGAGCTACAACAGCATGAAGTAGAGATAGTCTTTATCAACGACGGCAGTAAAGATGCGACAGAATCAATAATAAATGCGCTCGCTGTGGCCGATCCGCTTGTCATTCCTCTTTCCTTTACCCGCAATTTCGGTAAAGAACCTGCGCTGTTTGCAGGCCTGGACCATGCAAGCGGTGAAGCTATTATCCCGATAGATGTTGATTTGCAGGACCCAATTGAGGTTATCCCGCACCTGATAGAGAAATGGCAGGCCGGCGCGGATATGGTTCTTGCTAAGAGAACAGACCGCTCTACGGATGGACGACTCAAACGCAAGACCGCAGAGTGGTTCTATAAGCTGCACAACAAAATCAGCAATCCGCAGATCGAGGAAAACGTTGGCGACTTCCGCCTGATGTCTCGAGATGTGGTTGAAAACATCAAGCTAATGCCAGAACGCAACCTTTTCATGAAAGGCGTTTTGAGTTGGGTTGGCGGCCGCACTGATGTTGTTGAATATGCCCGCGCAGAACGTGTTGCCGGGGATTCTAAGTTTAATGGCTGGAAGCTGTGGAACCTTGCACTTGAAGGTATCACAAGCTTCTCTACGTTCCCGTTGCGCATGTGGACGTATATCGGGTTATTCGTTGCTGGCCTGGCCTTCATCTATGGTGCATGGATGATCGTCGACACGTTAGCGTTCAGCAATCCGGTTCGTGGCTATCCATCAATGCTGGTTTCAATACTTTTCTTGGGCGGGATTCAGTTGATAGGCATAGGTGTGCTTGGGGAATATATCGGCAGAATTTATGTTGAAGTTAAAGGAAGGCCTCGATACATCACCAAAAAAGATTTCAATGATATTCGGAAGGACGAGAAATGATTAGTCAGACTTTGGGAAAAGAGATTCACATAAAGTGGTTGTTATTCACATTTGTATTCGCAGTTGTGGCTGTGTTTTTTACGGTTATTCATCCGGTAACTATTACTTCTGGCGATGAGTGGATCAACCTTTCTTCCGGTAGGCAAGCATATCCGCAATGGGGCGGTTTTAACCCTATCAAGGTAGTTCCTGAGGTATCTTTCCCACTATTTGGTAACATTGCCTCATCTGTCGTTATGCCTCTTGGGTTTACATTCCTTGAAGCTATTGCTTATTTGACAGCGGTTTTAGTTGCAGTTCTTGTTGTGTTATTCCTTTATCAATTCTATCTTTTGATGAGGAAGACCGCAGGGTTATCAACTTACACAAGTTCAGTTTTAGTGATCTTCTACTTACTGTGCCTGTTCGGCCTATTCAGAACTCTAAATAATAATAACAGTCCATACCTGTTGTGGGAGCAAAATCTTACCTGTTATTATCACTATATTGTTCCAGCCCTAATAAACGGCACGCTGGCACTTTACGTTTTAAGAATGTCGTCAACCTTAAAGCCATTCTTTTACGAAAGAGCGATCTTTTCTGGTGTTCTGATATTCGCCATTTACCTATGTGTATTTTCGAACATTTTTGCCAGTGTTGTGCTAGCAGTAATGTGCGGTGTGGTACTTCTTCAGAACCTCATTAGCAAAAGATTTAAAATTGTTGAGACGATTAAGGATAACCCTTTCCACTGCATTACTCTGGCGATGTGGGTAATTTCTGCTCTCTTTGAAATGAACGGAGGAAGAGCGGACCGAATGGCAAAAGATCATCTGGATATTTCAGGTACAGTCAATGCATTTTACTCACTGCTTAAATTAACAGATCGCACATTTTTCGTTGTGCTGACTGTTGGATTTGTTTGCGGTGCAGTGTTCTTGCTAAGAAGAAATTCAGATGAAAGTACTGAAGGTAAAAGATACGCTTTCTGGGTATCGGTTATCTCTGGTGCCATCACTACATTGGCTCTTATTCTGGTGTGCGCAAAGGCTAGTGCTAACTATGCTACTCGACCTGTGGCAATGTGGGGTTCTTTTATGTACTTGATAGTTGCTGCCAGTTTGGGCTTGGGGTACTTCATTGAGCGCTTTAAGGCTGTTCACTATTTCGCTCCAATAGTTATGCTGTTCTTAATTAACAAGACCACGGACCAATCTCATTCTTTGCGAGAGTCAAATAGTGGGAACGTTCCTTTTTCAGTTGCTTACGCGATAGGTCAAGATATGATTGAGCAGGTGCAAAACGCAGTTAATGGAAACCAACGCACAATGACCCTACATGTGCCCAAGGGTGATAACAATGACAACTGGCCGTTCCCGGTAACAAGAGGAAAAGCTATTTCAGAAACTCTTAAGTCCAATGGGTTGATACCTCGTAACATTGAGATAAAAATCCAGCCGGACAGAGAAATGAATGCCAAATATGGTATGCCAATCTGAATAGTTGCGCCCCATTAGGGGCGCATTAGTTATGACTTAATATTCAATGATTCTACGTTCCCAGTACCACCGGAAATGCTAACTGCCGTCGCTCCTGAGGTTGATCGCGCGTGATTGGTATACGCCATGTTATAAGCCCCGCCACCAAGTACCACAGAATAAATCATAGAAGGCCCTACTGCGTAGTTATCAGATGCATTGCAGCGGTTGCAATTGCTTAGATTAATGCCGTTGTACGTGCCGGTTGTGGTAAACCCGGCATCCGCAATGCTATTACCCATAACCCGCAGCCCCTCACAGGATGCTAAGTCAATACCATGGCCCCTGACTCTTCGTACTTGGTTCTGGCTAACACTTCCGTATGTCACAGTATCCATAACAATACCAAGACCCGCGGAGCCGTTCCCGTCAACTATATTACCGTTGACATTTGTCATGAAATTAGCCGAAGTTGTTCCAGTCATAATCACCCAGATAGCTCGTGATGTAGACGTATAGATGACATTATTTGTTATCTGAACATCGGCAAAAGTCTGATTCTGATACTCAGGGGTTGAGTTTGACGGGTTGTAATACCGGATGCCTGTAAAGCAGGCCTCAATATTGTTATTTGAAATGATGATGCGGCCACAAGACCTGTCTCCGATAAACACTCCATCGTTACATTGGTGAATCTGATTTCCGGTTATAATCATGCCGAAGCAGTTCTGGTGGTCAATTGCGTTATTCGGGAAACCGCGCACAATATTATCAGTGGTGCTCAGGTGGATCTGGGCAGATGCTGATATCCCCTGGCAGTCTGCTGTCGTACCTGAAGCGGAAACAACAATGTTGTTACGCATGGTATTAAAGTAACCTTGAGATGTTCCTATGGTATTTCTCATTAGGATTCCCCAAGCGCAATTGGTGCAAATGTTCCCCTCCATAACAGCATGTTCGTTCTCGTTGAACCAGATACTGCAACGGTAGTTGCCTGTTCCTAAAAGACCGCAAGAGTCTGTCTGGTTATTCCTGGCAACAACTCGCGAGGCGGTGCTGTATATCGCGGTTAGCCCAGTATTGGTTACTTTACAGCTCTCAACAATAGTACCTGTTGCGGTAGATTCTACATTAATACCAAGAACTTTAGAGTTGCCCCCCTCAATACGTATTCGTCGTATAGTGTGGTCTGCGTTGCGCACGCGCACAACATTGAAAGACGCAGCGACATCAGTAACGACAAGAACCATATTCTGAAAAATTATGGAGTTGCTGTTGTTGATTGTGCATTCCCCGGTTACATTAAATGTAGCTCCGAGACCATCAAATATGGCGTTTTGTGACACAGCGGCTGCCGCCGCCGCATTAATGGCTGTATGTGCTGTAGGGGTAGTGGCATCAACCCTCGGTAGCGCTCCGAACATATACGGTGATATATAACCGACGTTTACCCGCACCCATGCAGCGCCACCGCTAGTTTTGATGATTGTCCCGTTGTTGTCAGCGTACGACGATCCTGACATTACGGCCCGGAACTGACCACCACCATAGCCGGTATTTGCGGTGTGCTCCCGTAGGGTGATGCGTTGCTTGTCATAGGATGGCTCTATAGTTCGAAGCGTAGCAATGTCTGGACACTCACCAATTAACTTCTCGCCATCCATCGCGGCCAGTGCTGCACGAAGAGAGGCATCACCAACGCCAAGCCAGGACCCAGGCGCAATACCACCAGTGCTGGCAGGGGTAGAGTTTTCCGGAACAACTTTCGGGCCGGACGCAAACGTACCAGTCCATTTGTAATATTCGCCGTCGGCGGTGTTCAGCAGCACCTCATTAGGGTTGTTGATAGTCGCGCCGGTGGTGAATGTTTTCCCGGTAAGGATAACGTAACCGAAGGCGGCCATTGCCTGCTGGGAAAGATAGTTGATGCCCTCAATGGTGTAGTGCTTCTGACCAAAGCGATCGGTATAGGTCCACCCCATAGAGGTAACAACCTCGTCGATTTTTCCTATGTTGAATTTGAAATCGAACGGAGATTCGCTCGGTACTGGCAGGTTAGTAGGTGTAGTAGCCATATTGATTCCATAAAAAAACCCGGCGCGGTGGCCGGGTCTGGTTGGTCGGGGACGGTTCTTATTGGTAGATGGCGTCGCTGTATTCCGCGACGGTAAGAGATACCGTGTTATCGGTGTTCGGTTTGATGCTGTTAACCGTCCATAGCTGACTGTCCAGCTCCTCAACCGTCGCAATGAGATAGCGCGATGGGAGCTGTACAGTGTCTCCGTTCCATATGTTGAGCTGAATATCGGGTATTGCTGCAGTGAAGCCGTACTTCGTGTCACCGCGGGCCGTCGCCGGATAGCGCAGAGTCGGATTACCCAGGCTGTCGGTCACCAGCACGTACATCGAACCTGTGAAGGTGATCGGCTCGCTGGTATCGAAGTCATTCACGGATCGGCCGGTGACGTAACCACCCTGCTGGTTGCTGTCGTAAATGTCCGGCATCTGAATGACGCTTCCGACCTGGATAATGCCATCTTCGAACACTTTGGCGTTCATCTTCACCCGGGAGTAGATCAGGCGTTTCGTTTCACGTAGTGCGCGTTCCCGCGCCTGGTACTCATTACGGAAACCGACTATCTCCAGCTTGTTAGGGTTCTCAGCTTCCTGCTCGACGATGGCGCCGTTCAGCACGCGGTAGTTGATGTACGTCTTGTTGTTCGTGGTCGGGTGAACATAGGACACCTGCACGCCGTCATAACCGCCTGGAAGAGTAGCTTCGTACGTCATTTTGTACTCGTCAGTCTTCATGTTGGCCCGGTTGAATACTGCCGCCGGGTAGTCAACCTTCTGATCACGGGTAAACGTCATCACGCCGTCGTCCCAGTACGCCACAACCGACGCAGCATTACAGATCGCCTGTACGCGATCGCCAAGCGAGTCATTCTCATCATCGAACGTGTAATCGAAGTAGCCAAGACGCTCGTCAGGCAGGCTCTCAGCAATAGAGTACAGACCATACAGGTCAATGCTGCTTACCGGCTGTTCACCCATAATCAACCAGGTATGCGTCACCGCATCAGCGAACGAGCGCGACGGACGCAGCGTGTAATCCACCGTCTGCGTGTCCAGGTCGTACGTGATGGTGTGCCGCGTCACCAGCGCATTATATTTGCGCTCACGACTTCCCAGCGCATTCTCGGTCGCCCTCACCTTCACCCGCACCAGTGTGTCGGTAGGGTGAACGACGTTCGTACGGATGTTGATGCTGTGGATCTCCTCAACCTTCAGCAGAGAAGCGTCGCTGGAATTATCGGTGCGCTGGAAACTTACCGCGTATTTCCCGAATCCTCCGGTCGGAGTGATCTTGTCAGTGCGATAAAACACCTCACTCGTCGACTGGTGCGGCGTCGTCTGTCGGTACGTGAAGGTCTGTTGCGTTCCCGGTACCTGGTTGTAGTCGTCGTCAATTTTCCAGATGACCACCTTCCAGTTCGTCTCTTTCTTCCCGCCCAGGCTGGACTGGGTATGAAGCCACAGCTGCGTTGACTCGACCGGGGAAAAGAACGGCCCAACCACCAGCGCCTCGTTATCGTTGAGGACGAACTTCGTGGTGTTGATCGTGGCATTCGCCGGGATGTCCTGCGGACCCTCAAGCTGGTTCATCGTAAACGTGTACCAGCGCACCGGGTTCACCACTGCGCCATCGTTTGTTTCAACGGCGGAGATCAGAGTGCCGGAGAATGTCGCATCGGTAGTCACGGTGCCGGAGGCCGTGCTGTACGTCACGTTGATGGTGAAAGTCACCGCGTGCGGCAGCACCAGCCCCATGAAATAGTCAAACTCAGCCTGCTTGACGATTTTCATCGCTATCTGTCCGCCGGAATACGTTCCGCTGACCACTGTGTTTGCCGTTGCTGTTTCAATCGGGAAGTCGCTGGCTTCGTTCTGCCCGGGAACCTCCTGCCCGTCGACGTCATCGAACCCGTAACCTTCGACGATCTGAGGAATGACCTCTCCAGGCTGGAAGAACTGGAATTCGGCCCCAGCCAGAGAGCCCAGGCTGGATTCTGAGTAGCGCACCGACTCGTAATCGTATTTACCGATTCCGATGCACATCCACTCTGTAACGTACTTCAGGCCGCCGTCGGTAGACGTCTGGTGAACGTATTCGAATACAGACTCCTGAATCAGATCCGGGAACGAACGAATCTGGCCATAGATATCCGGCTTGGCCTTGTAAACGCGGGCGGTATTTGTCTGACCGGTCAGGCTATTGTTGGGCGAGTCGACGGTATTACCGCCGTTGTTTGCGATAGCGGGCTTCGGTGCCAGGAACGAAAACACCTGACCCACCACTTTAAAGATCGGGCTCAGGATATCGCCGACAATGCCTTTTGGTTGGTCGAATATCTGGATGTGGTCCAGCTCACTCAGTTCAAACGCCAGCTCATCATCGTCACCCAGCTTTACGCCGTTGCGGACGATAAGCAGATCGCGGTGAAAGGTAGCGTCATTGGCCGCCAGCCAGTCATAAAAAAGGGTGCCGTTTGGCACCCTGCAACGCAGCTTAGGCGTTCCTGGAAAGTTCGATATCTCAACCAGCGCCATACGAAAAGTACTCCACTTTGGTGAATGCCCGCTGAATGACCAGCAACGAGTCCATGCGCACGCTTCCATTCTCGCCGCGGGAGTGCAGCGCCTGCCTGTTCAGTACCAGACCAACATGCGCCGGTTGCGCGCCGCGATACCCCACGAATATCCCGCCCTCTACCGGTTTATCGACCTGGCGCCAAAAGACGACGTCGCCCTGATAGCAGGTGAAGAAGTCGGCCCCGGCTTCGTAGTCCGGCGTCTGGTGCAGCTCAATGCCGAGCACATGCCTGTAAAACAACACGCACAATCCCCAGCAGTCGACTTTCTCAAACGAGCAGGCCCGGTTAGCCCACGGCACACCAATGACCAGCCGAATAAATTCATCTTTAGTCATGAGCATGCCTTATAGGTACTGGAGTCCAGTGTATTCGCGGGGATCGTATAATTTTCCAATATTATTATTGAGCGGGTTGGTCACAGACAGAGTGACCGATGCGGCGTCGGCATCGATATCCACCGTCTTGACATAAAGCTGCCAGGATTTAATCGGCACAGACACATCGCCGCTGTCGAATATCTGCCGCGTGGCCGTAATAGCTGTTAGCCGGGCCGCTCCCTTCCACTGCTTCAACAGCGCTTTGATGTCCGACGAAAGCCGTCCTAACTTCACCGTCGCATCGATCACCGGCGTACCGCTCTGCTGGCTCTCTTCGATTTCAAATCGCGCTGGCGTATATGTCTGTCCGCCAAGCGTTTTCGGGAAGAACTGCTTATCGACCAGGCGGACGTAACCAAATGATGGATGGTAGAACGTAATGGTGTCGTACAGTCCGCGCGTCGGCCGCTGCTGCTTATACTCCCTGAAGCTTGGCATTACGGCACCCTCGGTAGTGATTCCGGATCGCGTCCGTCCGGATAACCAGTAACCACGATATCCAGCCACGAATCCCACGGTGGAGGCAGCTCAACAATTACGTCGTCAAACTCGTCGTCGGCGTTGTACAGGTGGTTAGCAATAACGGTTCCCGTCCAGGTCACCACCCCGCCGTCGATACTGGTTTGCACCGGCATCTGCGTGAAGTGAAGTTCCTGGAGTTGCAGTCCACTACCGCCCAGATTGATATTCATCCGAAACCAGTTCAGTCCCCGGTTGAGATAGTTCGGACTGCGTAGCCACTGCTGGAATGCGCGCTCCTGCGCCAGGGTGAAGATCCACGTCAGCGACCAGGTCACTTTCAGGTCGTCGGTTTGGTTCTCAAAGATAGCCGGGCCGACCGCTGGCTGATCGGTCTGGAACCCGGTATCGAGTGTCATATTTTTGCTGGCCTTCTGCGCCAACGGCAGCCAGTCGGGATAGTCGATAATTGGCATCAGCCCTGACCTCTTGGCGTGCGTTTAACGTTCATGTTGCTGGTTATGGCGTTACTGATTGGCCCGCCGTTGTTCAGGTCAGCGACAATTACATCCACAGTCACTCCACCATTAGCATCCATACCAGCCTGCGCATCGACCGATGATGACGTATAGTTCTGGATGTTGATAACCACCCCTCCACCTCCACCGGCAGCCATCTCCTTATTGCTGATCACCCTGCCATTGTCGCCCGGTATCATGTATTGCTTACCGGTACTGGCCTGATAAATCTCCGGCATTCCACCTTCGCCGACCTGATACATCCCGCCAGCCGATACTGGTCCACCGTTTTTACGCTTACCAGACAGCGCAAGGATGCCAGCCATCGCGCCAAGACCAATAGCTACTGCGCCACCGAATGAAGCTACGGAGGACATGATGGCCGCCGGAGTCCATGCCGCAGTAGTAGCCGCTGCCGCAGCCGTCGAAGTCGCCGTCGTGGTTGCGATGCCTGCCACCTGTGCGGTGGTGGATGCTGCAACCGCCGCGGTAGTGGCCGTCTGCCCCATGATTGCCGACTTAACCCACTCAATGCCCATCTGAACGAACGAGTTAACAACGCTGTTCAGCACGGTCATGCCGATGCTGCGCATTGCATCGCTGGCCGACATACTTCCGGTGACAATGCCAGTCAGCGCATTGCTGGCCACTGAACCGAGGGAGTCGAAAGCCGCCGCCGCTGCCTGAGTGGCCGCGTTCTGTTGCGCCCATTCTTCCCACATCGCAGCGTTACGCTGATCACGATACTGCTGCTCAATAGCCGCGCGCGCGGCCTCGGCATCTCCGATTTTTTGCGGATAGAGCTGGGCGTATTGCTGGATATCAGCGATGTCTTTCTGATACTGGCTATCCAGCCCGGCAGTTTTGCTGGTTTTACCCTGGATGGCACTGAACTTATTGGCAGCCTCTGTGCGCTCCCGTTCAGCCTTGGCCTGCTCACGCAATGCGTTGGCATTGTCCCAGGCTTTTCCTGCCAGTTGCCCGGCCAGAATAAGTTGTTCCTGCGTAGCTGTGTTACCAAGTGATTGCTGTGCATTAAGCACGGCCTGAGCTCTGGACAGCTCACCGACACTGCCAGCTGACAGATCGGCCTTCTGCCTCAGTTCATCCAGTTTTTGGTTAACAGATTCTTGAGCTTTGGCGTATTGCTCAGCTTCTTTCTGTGCCGCAGACTTTCCGCCTTTCGCTTTGCTGCCTGTAGCTGAGGCGGTAGTTTTAATCTCGATCGGCTTTGTGTTAGCCGCGGTCTGTGATGCTTTGGACACAGCGGCCAGGTCGCCAACCAGCATGGCGGCTTTATTACTCAGCCCGGCCAGCGCTTTGTTTTGCGCCTCCCAGCCATCAAGCCCAAGCCATGACCAGGTGCGCGCGCGGCGGGTAAACATTTCAGCGGTGCTGTTCAGATCCGATATCTGAGCATCTGCCGACGCCGCTTTACCCACCAGCCGGTCGAGTGCAGCAGTCATTGAATCGATGACTGCCACCAGGCCGTTACTCGCACCTGTTGCCTGGTTAACAGAGTCGATCATCGACAGGAATGAGTTTGTCAGCGCGGTATTGGCCTGTGAAAGCGTGCGCGGGAGTTTTGAAGTGGTCAACAA